CCTACGTTTACTGCGCCTGAATTAATGCCAGTAATTGTTAATACATTACCTTGAATAAAGCCTGTTACGCTTGCGCCAATTTGCCCGCTTGGGCCAATCGTGTATTGTGTCTGCCCTGGAACAATAGGAAAAACAATCTCATTCTTGTAAAACACCATCATTTCTTCATTTGACCATTGGTCTACTAGGTCATTAAGCATATCAAATGCATCTTGAGCAGCTTCAGGAGTAGGAGTTTCACCCGCTTCTAATGCGCCAATATCTTTTAATGCTCTTGAAATAATGTCAATCGGTGCGGTCATTTTACATTCCTACTTTGAATATTTGAGGCTGCCAAGGTGGGATAACTTTGTTTTCTAATGTTTCTAATTGTTCTTCAAGGCGAGCAGTAATGTGACATTTGCCATTTTTTACGGCTTCTGTTTGTATCCAGTTAGATACCATTTCTTCTGTAACTTGTTCAAAAGGAATTTTAGCTGTTGGGCAGTCAAAATACCAATTACCTTCAGTTTCTACTGATTTATCTTCGCTTGAAGCGGTGACATGATAACGAGCATGGGTTATAACACCATCTTTAGCAGAAATTTCTAAGATTTTCCAAGTAAACATTATTCGTTCGCTGGTAATGGTGTATTACCTTCTGAAACCCATGCAAGGTAGGCTTGGTAGTCTGTGTTAGATGGGTCTGTAGTAGGAATAAATGCTTTATCTGCAATTCTTTCAATGCAATTTAAAGGTGTTCCATCTACCAATGAATTAACTAATTTATACATTTTTTATAACTCCGCAGAAGCTGAATATGGTGATGAAGCAGAATACAAAATTCCAAAAGAACCTGTCATGCCAGTAAATCCACTCACTTGAACTTCATATCCAGTCGTATTTGAAAAGTTTGTAGCAACAACTCCGCCACCTGTATATTGGTATTGAACACCTCCTCCATTGTAAATTCTTACTTGAATACCTGAACCACCAGCCATTGTTGGTGCTGCTCTTTTTGGGACTTGAAAAGAACCATTTAAAAAAGCTACAGTAGTTGAAGCTGCACCAGCAGTAGCTTGACCTGGATTTATTTGTTCATAATATCTTTGGCACAAAGCTAATTCTTGTTGATACATACGATATTCATATCCAGTAGCATAGCTTCCTACTTCTAATTGAACAAAAGCAAATTGAAATATTCCGCTTGTTAATGCTGGGCTATTTGCAAAAAATTGAACCAATAATCCATTAGAAACACCAGATGGCAAAGAATTAAAAGTTGTGTTGATGTATGTCCATGAATTATTTGGTATAGATACTGTATTTGTTGCAATAGTTGTTGTGGACGTGTAATTATCTGTTGCTGTTGGATATTGCAAACTTATTTGTTGGCTATACGTTGAACCAGTATTTTGATAAACCCAAAAACTTAATGTTACAGATTGACCAACTAAATCATAAGAATTAAATGATTCAATTTTTTGTTGCATATTTTGAGCAGTATTGCCCGATGCGCCAGCTATTTGAAGAACGGTAGCTGGTATTCCATTTACTGTTGCAGATTGTTGTGACCAAGTTAAAGATGTGCCTAAAGAATTAAACTGCCATCTATCAACACAACAATATCCAGTAGCAGAACTAGATGTTGCTCTTTGCGCTATTTTAAAAGCACCATTAATAATGCGGTTCTTTAACATAGAAGCATCACCTTGACCAATTTGCTGGTTTTTAGTATTTCCACCAAGAGTTAAAGTTGTAAATGTTCCAGCAGCAGCAGTAGTTCCACCAATAGCAGGAGGAGAAGCTAAATAGGTGCTAAATCCTGTGCCTGATACTGTTGAGCTTGCAGAAAGCGAAGTAAAAGCACCAGAATTAGGTGTTCCTGAACCGATAGTGCCAGGTGTTGTATAAACGCTTGACGCAAGCATAGTGCTTGTAACTGTGCCTGTATCGCCTGTGGTTACAAGATTGCCGTTTACAGCCGGTACATTTAAAGAAAAGTTTGTAGAGGGATTAGGGCCAACTAGGGCTACCTGACCGCCTGCTGTTGCTTGAAAGACTAATTGACCCATGATTTTTCCTTATGGTGCTATGTAAATTACAGAGCCTGTGCTTAAAGCTCCTGTTGATGGATTGTATTTTAGCGTAGATGACGCTGTTTTTAAAGCCTGATTGCTACCTGTAGCAGCTACAAAAGTAGGGTAGTAATTAGCGTTTGTGCTGGCATCGGCTACAGCTACGTTATTGGCATTAGTCGCTGTAGTTGCAGAAGTTGCTGTTGTTGCAGTTGCAGCATTTCCACCAATAGACAAACTTGAAGCAGTTCCTGTTAATCCTGTACCTGCACCAGTAAAGCTAGTGGCACTTAAAACACCTGTATTTGGCACAAAACTGAGTTTAGTAGAGCTAGTTGTCGCTGCGTTGTTGCCACTAGAATTTAACGATAAAACAGGGTAATAAGTTGATGCAGAACTTGTATTGTCTGTAATAGCAATATTGGTAGCGTTTGTCGCTGTAGTCGCAGTTGTAGCCGAGCTTGCTGAACCGCTAATATTGACCGCTAAAGAAGTAATTGATCCGCTTGCCGAGTTCAACGGAACTGCGGTAGTGCCAATATAAAGCGAAGAATTACCTAAAACACCACTAGGAATAGTTCCTGACAAATTACCAGCAGTAAGGCTAGTTAAACTTGCTCCTGAACCGCTAAACCCTGTAGCCGTAAATACGCCAGTAGAAGGGTTGTATTGCAGTTTTGTAGAGCTTGTATATTCTGTTGACAGATTTCCGCTTGTTTGATTAGCGAACAAAGGATAACGAGTTGCATTTGTAGTGGTGTCATCGGTAACAGTCGCATACGATGTAGGAGTAGTCCAAGTAGGAGTTCCTGTGCCTGCTGAAGTTAAAACTTGCCCTGTTGTTCCTGCTGCTGTGAAGCCTGTTGTATTTGCAGCAGATTGCCAAGGAATTGCCCCAGCTACACCACCAGCTAAATTTGTTGATGTTGTTGCTGTGCTCGCTGATCCTACTGATAAAGTGCTTTGAGCTACATATTGAGGGGCTGAAGCACCAGCAGTTAATACATAGTTTGTAGTGCCTAAAGCTAAACTTGTTGTTGCACCTGATCCAGATTGGTATAAAAGTGAGCCTGCTGCCCCGCCAGCTACGTTTGTTGCTGTAGTTGCTAATGTGGCTGAAGCGACTGCACCACTAACAATAGACCCTAGAATTGAAGTAATCCAGCTAGGATTTGAGTAGCTACCAGTGGTATATACCCCATTTGTTACTGTTCCAGCGTTACCTGTTACGCTAATTCCCCATGTGCCAGTAGCGTTTGTGCCTGTTGTGCTGGGTGCGCCAATAGTATTGTATGAAACAGTTAACGCAGAAGCACCATTAAAAGTTGACCCGCTTGCGCTACCAGTACCGCTATTATTAAATGTCAGTGAATTAGGGGTATTGGCTGTTACTGTTGTTGAGCCACCTAAACTGACTGCATTGCCGTTAATCGTAATGCTTGAATTAGCCAAATAACTGTTAGTAATAGGGGTAGCATTCCAAGTTCCTGCTGTTAGCGTTCCAACGCCTGTAATTCCTGTGTATGAACCGCTTAAAAGCGATGATGCGAATGTGCCGCTTGTTACTTGTCCTGCGCCAATAGCGATTGCTTGTGCGCTTAACGCTGTTAATTGACCTTGAGCGTTTACTGTTGCGCTTAATGTGTTACTAGACGAGCCATAAGAACCGCTAGTAACGCCTGTATTTGTAATGCTAAATGTGTTTGATGCAAGGGTTAACCCTGTGCCAGCATAATAGCTAGATATGCCTGAGAATTGCACCCAAGTGATTGCAGTTGTGCCTAATGTACCGCTTGTTGACGATGTGCAAACCCATGCTGTTTGACCATTTACTGTGCCGTTTACTACTACTGTATATGCACCTGAGACTTCTGCCCAAGTGTTCATATCTGCTGAACGACTCCATGCGCTTGCAGATGCTACATAAATGCCGTTATTTGCGCTAGATGACTGGTTTTTAACGAGAACTCTATCGCCAGCTAGGGTAGTGTACCCATCAATCGTTTGCAGCCCTGATAGCGTGATATTAGCTGTTGTAGCGACTTGACAAGACTGTTTAGGGTTTAATCCTTGCGCTACTGTATCAACATACAGTTTATTTGTAATGTCAGTAGGGTTGCTAGGACTAGTGCTGATTGTGCCTAAAGTCGTTGTTATTTGAGTAAAAACGCCAGTAGAAGGTGTTGCAGCACCAATAGTCGTACTGTCAATCGTGCTATTAGTAATAGTTAAACCCGACTGAATCGGGTTAATAAATGCGTAAAAAGGCTTACCTTGCCCTATGAATGTGTTAAATGACCCATCTAGGTTAAAGTAAGCCTGAACTGGCAGTAAATTTTGATCCTGCGTTAATGCTGGCCCTGTAGCCATAACTTACCCTTAATAGGCAATACAGTTAATTAAAATCACATCTCCAGCAGACATATTAGCAGCAGCACCAGTAGTAACAGAATAGCTAGTAAAAGTAACTGAAGTAGCTGTGCTTCCTGTTAATTGCAAAAATAAACTATTCCCGTTCGTTACATCAGCAGCAAAGCCCAACCAGCCATTTGGAGCAGTAGGAAGGGTAATTGTGCCATTTGCTGCACCGCCTGTGCCAACTACAATTTTAAAACAAAATGTATTAGAAGCAGTGATAGTTGAGCTTGTACCAAAGCCACTAGAAATAGTAGGCAAAGTAGATGAGGCAACTAAATTGCTTCCAATAGACAAAGTTGAAGCATTGTATGGGGCTTGTAAAGCATTACCGCCTTGACCATAAAGCCCTAGGCAGTTGCCATTGGCATCATATTCAGCTTGAACTGGCAATAGATTGATAACTGAGCTACTTGCTACACCTGGATTTGACATAATTTATCCTTTAATTAATTAACCAACTAGCCAATTAGTGCCATTAGATACAACAGGAACAGCATTTGAACCACCGCCAGCAGCAGTTGCTAAGAAAGTAGTTGTTGTGCAATCTGTAATAAATCCTCTTGCTCCAGCTCCTGCGGTTGCAGCAGAGCCTAATCCACTGTAAGTGGTTGCAGGAGTTTTAATATTTCCCCAAGTTGCTGCAGCATTTGTTCCACTAGATATTAGAACTTGACCTGTTCCACCATAATTTTGAAGTGCACCGCTTCCATAATAAGAATTTACTCCTAAACCAATAGCGCCATATTGATTTACTGCAAAAAGAGTATTGCCTATGTCATATGCAGTATTTGTGTTAGACATACAAAAAGTTATATAACTATTATCCATATGCAAACGATAGTTATAAACCCCAAAATCTGGGTCTGAATTGTCATAAAATGCTACTACACCAGCACTTGCACCTGACATTCTAAATTGCGGAACATTTGCAAAACCAATAGTATTGACAGATTCAAAAATTTGGGCATTTAATTTACTTGTACTTGGATTAAATGTTAAATTTGGAGAATCAACATCAAAAGTTGAAACAGTTCCACTATTAGCATTAGTTAATACTAAGTTGTAATTAACGTTACCAGAAGTATCATTAGCAATATTAACGCTACCTGTCAGACCACCAGCAATACGTTGCCATACTCCAGTATTGCTAAAGATTACCCAATCGCCTACGTTCCATGTAGAAATACCATTAAGTGTTGTAGCTCCAGCCGTACTAACAATATAGTAATAACCAGCAGTACCAACGCTTGAAGTTAAGGTGGGCGTATTAGTGGATGCGTTCCAAGTACCTTGATATTGCAATCCTGATAGATTGCCTACGCTTGATGCGGCTCTTAACATGATTACATTCCTTCGCCAGGAGTCACTTCAAATGCGTTAGATGTGCTTGCAATAAACCAGCAATTAGGTGGCAATACAAAAGTTTCTACTGAGCTTGCCATCATTCCAATAGTATTTGTGCCAGGAGTTCCTGCAACAGGAGTGTTGACTACTGGAGTAACTGCTGCATTTTTTGGAGCAGCAGGAGCCCATGCAAAATAAGCTGGAGTGGACAACAAGTTACGAATTCGATAAGAAGTTGGATATTCGTTATTAGTTGTTGTTACTTGAACAGCAGAATTACTTACAACGTAAGTAGGGCCAAATGCGGTAAAAGTGCTATCATATGCCATAAAAATTCCTAATTTTGGTCAGCCATCGGTGTTACATAAATAGTGCCAGAATTTCCGCTTCCACAGATGGATGTTATGGAATAAGAATTGACAGGCGCAGCTATTACATAAGGGGTACTCATTGATACGCCCAAAATAACGCTACTAGAACTGTTCCCAGCAGCAGGCAATACTGCCGCAGGAGCAGAACTAGGAGCAATAGTTACGGCAACAGGAAAACCATTGGTATTTAACAGACCAATATAGTTAACCTGATCGTTTCCAGCAGGAGTAATTGTTACCGCAGTCGATGAAGTCGAACTGACTGCAATCGCTGTGGTAGGCCCTACTACACGATAAGCCGATGTATTTGCCATTTTTTAATCTTTAAGCAGCGTTTGTAGGCAAAATTGTGCCTTCTAAGCGATCACAAGCAATAACATAAGTACCAGCAGCAGGAGTAGCTGAAGAACCTGTAGAGTTTGTAAATTGAACGCTAAGTACACCAGCAGCAGAAACCCAAGCATTAGCGATGCCAACACCAGTAGTTTGTGCGCCAAGCAATGAAATGCTTACAGAATCATTAATTGCTAGACCTGGGATGCTAAAAGTTTGAGTTGCTTGTGTGCCTGTAACAGCAGCAGGGGTTAAAGATGGGTAGACGAGGAAGTTATAAAGAATATTTCCACGTGCGCAAGTAGTTTGTTGTGACATGATTTTCCTTTGCAAAGGGGTATGTTGTAATTCTACAACGATTATACGAGATTTTAAAAGAAAAAAGCCACCTTTTTAGGGGTGGCCTTTCTTAAAACTACATACTATTAAAACTGTGGGAAATCGTAACCATATACATATACGTCAACCGCTACGCCTGATTGGGCAGTAGCTACGTTGAAATACAAGTTTTGGGTTGTTTGTAAAGCTGTTGATGCCACAGTTTCTTGAACTACTGCACCTGTTGCTACTGTCAAAGTGGCATTAGCTACGATTGCAGTACCTTGAGCTGCTGGAGCTGGGAATAAACCAGCAGCAGCAGTAGATACAGCACCTGATGCGTTAGTCAAGATTACGTTTGATACAGAATACTGTGAAGTATTCAAAATTGGTAAAACTGTATCACCTGTTGCACTTAGCGGAACTTGCTTGTAATAAGCCAATAAACGGATCGCTTGATCTGTTGCTAGGTTAGTTGGGTGAATCGTTTGTACCGATGCTGGGCCTGGATTAGACATTATGTTTTCCTTTCAGTTGTCGGTTAATTAAGCTGCAACACGGCAAGCGAGTTCAGGATACAAGTTAGCCCAACCATACAGAACGTCTAAACGAGTAGGAATCGAGTCGTTGTTAATGGTGTATTGACGAACTACACGCATAGACAGACCGATTTCCTTGTCGCTTGCACGACCTGCAAAGTGAACACCCTCTGGCAACTCAAGGTCGGCTACTGCAAGAGTAAACGCATTGCGGTGCATGATGATGTTTTGTGGGGAAACAGTACCAGACTGGTTAAAGAAGCTAACAGCAGCAGTTGTAGATACAGTTGGAATACTTACGTTCTGGAACTGACCAGCAGTGATGATCGCTGGGGATACGTTTACAGAAATAGTACCGCCTGAACCTGAAACAGCTTGATTTACAACGAAGTTGCGTAGCTTGTTTGAGCCGTATGCTTGACGATTCTGTGGGTTAACTGCATAAACACCAGCGATTGTGAATGTATCGCCTTGGTTCAAGCTAACGCCGTTAGTCAATGTCAAAGTGATTGTGCTAGAAGAAGCCCAACCGCTTGTCAAGAAACCAGAAGCAGCAGTAGTAGATACAGTTGCAGAGCCAGAGAATGAGCCAAAAGTATGTGAAACGATGTTTTGATCCATTTTCCAGTTCATACCAGCAGAGTCACGACCCATCAAGCCTTTACGATATTGTTCGCCAATAGCTTCTTGTGGTACGAAAAGACCTTTCAAGCTGTCAACGATAGTTGCAGATGTGAATGGCTCAACGATGCAAGAACGACGACCATCACGAGGTGCGCCTTCAGAATCAAGGTAAGCGGCAGCGGTCAGGTAAGTAATCAAACCAGTTGGAGGAGTACCAGCAACACCAACGATGTTCGCTGTGTTGTTAGCAGCTTGCAAAGTACCATCACGATCAATCTTGTTGGCGATAGCAGCAACAGCAGGCTTCAATACACGATCAGAGAACATATCCAAAGACAATGCTAAGTCTTGGGTTGTGAACTGGGTGTCAACGTGGAACTGGGTGCTCAATGTTACAGGAACTGAAGTTTCATTGAAATCTTCTACGTTCAAAGCTGGGCCAGTTGTACCGATGAAACGACCTGGTTTACGAACGTTTACTGTGTTACCGATCTTACCACCCACGATTGCAAATTGGTCGTCATAATTCCTATCGACTTCGCTTGTAAATGTTAATTCGTTTTCCAAGACCATCAATGCTTCGTTAGTGATCTTGGAAATAGTTAGCAAATTATTTGCCATGATTATATTTCCTTTAAATTAGTTAAATTAGCGAATACGCTTCGCTTGTCTTGCTGCTTTCCATTGGGCATACGTTCCATGAAAAGCACCATTGCCATCTATTAGAACGTCTGTACCCGACTTTGCGCTTGACAAAGGCTTTATGGGAGCAGGGGCTTTACTACGAGCAACAGGTTCGCTTTTCTCAATAGGAGCTTCTTTACGCTCAAATTGAACTTCCAATTTCCCTAATTCTTTAAGAGCTTTATGAACAGGCATATTTGCCACTTTTTGAGCATAATCCGTATCTGATGCTAGGTGATATAGGATTTGTGGGCCTACATCTGATTCTAGAATTGCATCACGCAAGCTATCGCCTACTTGTACAGTGCTAGAAGCTACCATATCGTCAAAGTCAGGAAGATCAGCTTTAGCTTTTTCAAGTTTTTCAGACCAAGATTTAATTACTTTGGCTTGTTCTTCTTGAATTCTGCGTTGCTGTTCTTGTAAATCACGCTGTTCTAGCGCCTTTTCTGCGCTCCATTCAGCCAGTGCTTCAGCGTATTCAAAAGCGTCATTAAACTGCGATGCTTGTGGTTTTTCGCTTACTGGATCAGCTTGTTGGATTTGCGGAGCAGGCTGTTGTTTGCTCTCAAGATCTCTTAAACGTGCTTCTAATGCTTGCTTTTCTGCCTCAGCTTGTTTGGCTCGTTTTGTAAGCTCAGAAAATCGTTTTTCAAGTTTGGGATTTTGTTTAGGCTTGTCTGTTACTTCAGCTTCTTCTTCTGCTTCTGATTCACTCTGAGCTTCAGCCTGCACTGCTGGCTCTGAATCTGGAGTTTCCTCGACAGCTTCAGCCGCAACAGGGGCTTCTTCACTAGCTAAACCAAGTTTATTAGCAGTCCATTCAGCTAAATTTTCACTTGTTACTACGTTATCTGCACTTCTTACTACTTCTGCTTCTGACATGGAAAACTCCAAGAATTAACCCGATGAACCCATCGGTAGGTTTACTACTTATATCACTTTTGTTGTATTTTTACAACATTAAATTGCTCGTTCGACTGCTTCAGCGTTAGCTTCTTTTAAATCTGTGCGATTGATATGTGCCAATACTAAAGCTAACTGCGCTTTTAATTGCTCTACCTCTAGTTGAGTCTGAGTCTTAATTACTGTGTCGTGAGCTTGTGTATCAACTCTAGACATCGTATCTTCACGCTTAACAGCAAGGCGCATTTTCTCACGCTCTGTTTCAGCTTGTTGTACTTGCTCTTGAACAGTTGCACGATATTTCTTATCCATTTGTTCAGCTTGGATTTGTTGCTGAAGCTGTTGAATAGTTGCTTGTGCGTTCTTAAGCTGCATCTGAACTTGTGGGGGAACAGGGGATTTTTCATCAATTTGCGCCATAGGATTGGCAGCAGCAAGACGATCAGCGATAATGTCTGCGCCTGGGAAGTCCATGTTACGGAAAATCAAATCGCCAGCCTGTTGCATTAACTGTGGATCAACAGACAGCATTTGAACCATCGAATCGACAGCTTCTTGACGCTTAGAGTTGTATCCTGGGCCTGTTTCCATCACTACATCGTATTCGCCGACTGTTACATCGTTTAATACTTTAGATACGCCATTTTCGTCTTGACCCATCTGATTGATTGTTACCATCTCAGGTTTGCCGTCATCACCGATGATACGCATTACACGCTCTCTATCGTAGATTTTAGGGATCAAATCAAGAATTACACGACCTGTTTGACGGATAGAACGAGTTAAATTGTCATAGTAATGATAGTTAGTCATGTCAGCTTGCATTTGCTGACCTTGCAGGGCTTTGCCTGATTGTTGACCTTGCGGTAGCTGTGCAGGATCAAAAATACCTACAACCGCTTGTAAGTCTTGATTCATGCCTTGTAATGCAGTCATTACGCCAGCAGGAGGCGGTTCAGGCTGAAGTCTTGTAGGAGCAGGAGCTGGTCTGCCCTCAATGTCTGTTTGCTTGTAGCGCAAAACAGGCTTAGCTTTAATATTAGCCATTGCCCATTCGTTTTCGTGGCCTTCGTCTTGACCTTCAGCAAGCAACCATTTAGCTTTAGGAGCAAGCGCAACAGTCTCAGTTAATGCTGTTGACCAGTAGTTGTACATACGCTGTGGATCTTTTGCCATGCGTACCAAGCCAAACTTTTTGTGCTTGTCATCTACTCGTACTTCTTGACCATAAACAGGAATAATAGGAATATATTTACCAGCCCATTCGCCTTCTTCAAGGATTTCCATTGCGGTGAGCTTGCACCACTTGATCTTTTTACGCCAAGTATCACGCTTATCAATGACTGTAATGCCTGCTGCTTCCATCAAATCTTTAGGTGGCAACTCATCTGCATAAGCAGTTGTGCCATCAGAAAGCATATAAATCTTGGTTTTTTCTTGCTCGGTATAGAAATACTCGGCTATGCGTATATCTTCTTTCGTAACCCATTCGCTTTCCGTATCTCCTGTTCCCCTGGAGCTAAATCCTTGGTCAAACTCAGAGTCTGGATACATTTTGCGGAATTCAGACTTGGGAATAACAGTGGTGATAAGGCATTTTGTAGCATCAGAACCATCAGGCTCAATGCTATTAGGATCAAAATATACTGAAAAAGGATTTTCAATGCGCTTAATATAGATTTCTTGGTCAAAGCTGTCATCCCTTACATAATCGGTTGTGACACGCCAATATCCCCAGCCCATCTTGACGCAATACTCAAAAGCATGGTCATAGGCATTATCAGCATCGGATTGATTTTCAATGTGACGGCAGATTCCTGTAATGATTTCAGCGACTTTAGCGTCTGATTCATTATTCATCCCATGCACTTTGATGCGTGGGCGTTGCTGACGTTGAGAATTGCAGATTTGACGAATATAAGCGTCAATCTTATTAATTGTTAGGCAAGGTCTAGCTTCTAAAACACGGCTATTTTGCACATCTACAGGCCATTGATCGCCAGCAGCAAATCTCACATCATCTAGGGCTTCAGCACGATTATTGCTGTCAGAATCGTTGCAAAGCCGTAAGAACTGCTTGGCTTCTTCAATTCTGCCGTCTGATTGGGAGTCTGCAACGCTGTCGTATGCCATAGATATTCCTTATTTATTGCCCGATTTTAAGACATTTGTTGCGTTTGTACAACATTATCCCATCCAGCTTGAGGGCAGTTGGTATGTTCCCTTTGGCTTTGCTGGTTTTCTTGGTTCGTTAACCATAAGGCCGATGTAACGGAAAGCATCTGCTCCATGTGAGTAGTTATCGTGCAATGGTCTTTGTGAGAATTGTTTTGTATCGGGATCAACGTCATATCGGTAATGTCTTAGGCACTGCAAACCATCGTGTGTATTTGTGCGGTCAAACCAGCACTTATTGAACATCAGCCTTGCAGCATTGATTGAATCAGCGATTGGTGTGCGCTCAATAACTCTAGTGTTGTAGCCTGTAGCTCTGACGATTTCTTCAATAGATTTGCCATTTGAGGATAAAGTCTTATTCCCTGCGTCATGAGGTAGCCATAAAGTGTCGTATACATATCCATAGGACTGCATTTTAGCAAGATAATGGGCTATTGTCTCTTGGCTGTTCTCGTAGTAACGGATCAATCGAACTTCTTGAGCAATAAACTGAACAAACCAAATAGCAGTAGCATCTGCCCAGCCCAAATCAAATACAGCGTGAACAGGTTTAATTGGATCGTAAGGTACATTTGTTATCCTTCCTTGTAGGTCTGCCATTGTCATTTCTTTGGCGAAAACAGCACCATCTACTGTCTGACGGCATAAACCTTCCCAAACTGTGTTGTAGGCTTCTCTGTCTCTGCTAAATAATGCATCTTTCTCAAGTCTTAGCGTATCAGGAAACCAAGGATTGTCTGACCAATTAATCTTTTCAACCTTGCAATTTTCAGGCGGGTTGAGAACAAATCTTTGATAGGTTTCGTCTGATTCGAGTTCTGGGTTGAAAGTAACCCATATTTCTGATTGTTCTTTACGGATCGTAGGTATAAGAATGTTCCACGATGTTTTAGATACGCTCTGTGCTTCTTCGACCCAGCATATATCCACACCCTCATAGGACTTGATGTTTGTGACATTGTTCTTAAGCCCAACGAACGCAAACTCTGTCCCGTTCTTCCCCCTAATGGAGTTCTGTGTAATTTCATAGAATGATTCTAGTTTTAGCGCAATGATTTGATCTGATAGCAGTTTATGAACAGATTGGCCTATCGAGTTTTGGAATTCCCGAGCGCAAAGGACACGAGTAGGTTTTTTAACTCCAATAACCAGCAAAGCACGAGCAACACCCCAAGACTTAGCACCGCCCCTACCTCCATAAAGAACTTTATAGCGACAAGGCTCGAAAAGCATCTGAAGTTTATAAGGAAACTCGACTTGTCCAATCGCTTCCCTAAGTTCTTGGGTGATTTCACTCACTTGGCTTTACAAACCTGACTTCAATAGCTTGCAAGAGGTTATTGCCTTCTGCATCTTCTATGCTAGTTGATTGATGCGCTTTGCCATCGACACGATCCATAATTTCTTTAACAGCCCAAGATTCTTGATCCATTGCAGCTTCGACTAAGCCTTCAACGATCTTTTCTAGCTTTTGTGGATTCTGAGTTAAATGACGCTTGATCTGATCTAAGAACAGCTTATTCTTCGTAGCGTTCTTATTTCCTTTCATGCTTTCAGCAATCTTGGCGTTTCTATCTAACTCAGTGTCCATATTTTTGATTTAAAAAGAAAAAGTGTTGTATTTACGCAACATTATCTTCTACTTGTACAGTGTATGTATTGCCATGATCTGTACGAGATTCCATGTGCGTATGCTCTTGTGGAGTTACTGGCTTTTGTTGTAAAAAAACAACAAGTTCTTGCAACTCTTTAATTACGAGATTAAGGCTTTCTACTGGATTCATGATAAAGAAATGTCAGGTTCAGCTACTGGTTTTTCAGATGGAATAGTAGCAGTAAGCTGTGGCTCTGCAATTTGCTTGATTCCAGCGATTAGATGTGCTGAGTGCATAAATGGGATTTTTCCCAATTCTGCCAATAATTCATTAATTTGAGCAATAGTAAAAGTGACTACTTTTTGTTCTATGTTCATTATTTAGCCTTTTTGGTTGTTTTCTTTGCTGCTTCACGCTTTTCGCTGTAGGCGATGGCAACAGCTTGCTTAACTGGTTTACCAGCTTTTACTTCTGTTTTGATATTAGATTCAAACGCTTTTTTGCTTGTTGATTTCTTAAGTGGCACTTTTTTCTCCTTGGGCAATTCGCCTGTAGTTACTATTGTTGCTTGTTTATAAAGTCTTGGTCGCTTCTTTGGGCGATCTTCAGCAAATAATTGCTCAAGTCGCTGTTTTCTTAATTTATCAGGGTCTAATGGAAAATCATCTAATTTAATGATAATTTTCTTAACAAATAAAGATTTAAGCCATTTAATCATTGTTCTTCCCCATCTATCCAGCAAACATCCTGCCACGACATCAACACGCATTTTTCGCCATTGTGTGTAATTGGCGTGAACTTTAAATACTCCTCTTTAGGATCATCGTTCATCGTACCAAATCTGATACGAGCACCTACGCTAATAGGCATTGCTTCACGTCTATCAGCAGACAGCTTCTTTCCTGGGCCGACTGCTACTACTGTTCCCATGTTCTCAGCTTCTTTGTTATTCACATAAATAACATCGCTTAAAACACGAACATCTGGGCGGACAATTATCTTATCCCCCAGCGGCTTAAATGTTACAATTTCTTCAGCCATCTCAATATTACCCTATTGTTGTGGTTATAAGCCCTGTAGCCCTTTACCGAGGACTATGGGGCTTAGTTTTAATTACTTCTCGTCTTGTGCGTGTGGAACACGTTTATGGCTGTAGCACTCACGCTCACCCATATTGCCATCGTTCAATTCGCCTAAATGACCTTCAAAGTTTCCAGCATGGCTCATTGGGCGTGAACCTAAAGCATCCATTTTGCCCATTGCTACACCGCCAACGAGTTTCATTTTGCGCTCGCCAGACATATCAGAAGAAGTAGCACCTTTAGGTAACTTCTCGCCAGTTGCGCCTTTTGCGCCTTTGCTTGAATCCATAATTCCCATGATTTTTCCTTTAAGATGGGGTTAATACACTACGAATAATAATACTATTTTACACATTATCAAGTATTTTTACGAGATTTATTGCGCCCTCGATGTCATGTATTCGCACTACTGTTGATCCTTGCCAATTTAACATAAATGCTTGCTGGGCTGGAGTAAACTTTGCTTTGCTGTCTTTTTTGATTTCTACGAGAACTGTTTTTTGATTTTTTCCCACAACAATATCGGGAAACCCACGACCAACAGCACTGGTATCAAATACTGAACAACCAAAATCCCGTAGTGTTTTAACAACAACAGCGTGATTAGTATCCACTCGTTTTGCATAAGTCATTGATATTTAGCAATAATCAGTTAGTATTTAGTAACTTTACACCAAAAGGGTATTTATGTATCACTTGACTGATGAAGAATGGATTGCAATTTGGCGGGAATGTAATTCAGCAATTAAAATGTCACAGAAAACTGGCATAACAGAACGAGCAATATATAACCGCAGACGTTCTATTGAACAAAGACATAAAATTTCATTGCCGTCATTAGATGACCAAAGGTTTGATCCATTAAAAAAAATTGTTCAAACTACAGGGCATACCCGTAGAGGAATGGATATAGAAAAAGGCAGAGTAATTGTATTTTCGGATGCTCACTTTTGGCCTGACGAGACTACAACAGCGTTTAAAGCCCTTTTGGAGATGATAAAGGAGTTTAGACCTACTGCCATCGTTTGTAATGGGGATGCACTGGATGGCGCAAATTTAAGCCGCTTTCCTCGTCAAGATTGGAATAAAGTCCCAACAGTCAAAGAAGAATTAGATGCTTGCCAATATTATTTGGGTGAAATTGAAGCTGTAGCCAAAGGTGCTAAATTGTTTTGGCCTATGGGAAACCATGACCAAAGGCTGGAAATGACCATTATTGCTAATCTTCCATCGTTTGAAGGTGTGCGTGGCACTTCATTGCGTGATTATTTCCCTATGTGGCAGCCTTGCTGGTCGTTTTGGGTAAATGAAGACACTTGCATTAAACATCGCTGGAAAGGTGGCTGGACAGGAGGTAGGAATAACGCAGTCAATTCTGGTGTGAATATGATTACAGGCCATACCCATGTGCTTTCGTCTATTCCTTACAATGATTACAACGGCACTCGTTGGGGGGTTCAAACAGGCACTTTAGCTGATCCTAATGGTCAGCAATTTGCTTATACTGAAGATACCCCTAAAGATTGGAATTCAGGGTTTGTAATGCTTACTTTTGACCGCAGCAAATTACTTCAGCCTGAGATTATCAGAGTGCATGGGGAAGATGAAGTCGACTTTAGAGGAAAAATTCATCGTGTTTAACGCATGAAGGCATGAAAGCATGAAACTAACACCAGCTATTCTTAAAAATTTATACAGTGCTATTTACTGTATGAAACCTTTTGATAGGTGGAATATGCCTTTACCCGAAGAAATTTGCTTTATTGTGGACAAAGACCCAGCTTTAATGGGTTCTTATTTATACGATGATGGCGGTAAATACGAACATACAATTACTATTTCGGCTGCTCGTTGTAGTCATTTGGATACAGTAATTCGAGTTCTTTGCCATGAGTGCATCCACATGAGTAGGCACAAAACTTCAAAATGGACACACCACGATAAGGACTTTCGCAATAGAGCGCACCGAATTTCGTTTGAATTAGGTTTTGATCCATTGGAATTGTAGTTGAGGTACTAATGCTTGATGTATGTGAAGCATCGGGGTTAATAAATGCACTTTCCCTCATCATTATTTTATCAGCTAATTAGTTCCAGGGTTTGCTCAAGTAGCTGTTCTTCAGATACCCCATACTCCCTTTCAAATCGCTTACGCCCCATTCCATGAATTGAGGTATTTGAGCCTCGATGATGGTAGGGGCAAAGCGGAATGACGGGTGCTTGAGTGCGAGGGATATTACCTCGTCTAATGTGATGGAGCTCTGCGCTTGTTCCTTCGTTGCCTTGATGCCGACATAATGAGCATCCCAATTCAGCAACTTTTCTGTAGTGTTCTTTTTCATGTTTAGTGGACACTGTTTTTACTCGCCCAATCTTCTAACTCTTGCGCTGTTTCAGTAATCATGCAAGCAATTAAATAGGCTTCAGAGTTTTTATTCTTTAAAACAGCATTGAGAAAGTGTTTTGTAAGTCTGTTAAGTTTAAGTAGGTTTTCTGCATAATCTGATGTCATTGTGTTGCTTTCTCAATAAATCTGTTAGTAGCTTGTTCTGTGCGCCAAGCCTCAAAACGCATTTTGGCTGCTTCAAGTTGCCATTTTAACTTTTCTGCTTTTTCAGTGGCTGCTCCAATGGCCTTACATAACTCCTGGTATTCAGGGCTGCGGTATGCCTCCATTTCTTTAGCTGCCATTGTAGATTGATCCGCTTGCGCCATCTTGATTGCTTTAAGACTAGACTTAAAGGTTTCGAGTTGCGCCAATTCACCTTTAGCTTTCGCATACTCAGGTGCTTTAGTATAGATAAACTGTATCGCATCGTTTGGATCATATTCTTTGTTCATTTAATAATTCCCATGCAACCGCTGCACATAAAGGGACTTGTCCGTTTCCAATGGCTTTAAGTCTGTCCATCCCAGCGGCCACCCCATTAGCCACTCTACCCACATTGGGTTCAGTTTCCCACCAGCTTGAACTGCCAAAGTTTCCGAGTTTCTGTTCAACTCCGATGGACTTTTTCCATTGTCCTTCCACATCCTTGCTGTAGGAGTTGCAAAACTGTCCCTGACTGCTTGATTTATTGTGTATTGCGCTGGATGACCTGATTTTCTCTTTGGAGTCCAATTTGGTTGAGTTCCCCTTTGACCGCAATTTGCATCTGGTGTCGGCCATTGCTCTAGTCTTTTTTTCAATGCTTTTCTGCTGTTGCTGCCCCCATCCAATCCTGTGCAATTTGGAGTATGAAAAAAGTCCTGATTGTTCGGAACTTTTTCCGACAATCCATATTCTTTCCCTTTTATGATTTGCTCCAATTTGGGCTGCTGAAAGCACTCCCCATTCCGCATCGAACCCCATCTTGGCCAAGTCTGCAAGAACAACTCCGAGTCCTCTAGAAGTGAGCATTGGGGAGTTTTCCACAAATACAAATTTTGGTCTAACTTCGCCAATGATTCTCGCCATTTCTTTCCACATTCCGCTTCTTTCGGCTTCGATGCCCCCCCCCTTTTCCTGCTGCGCTGATGTCTTGGCATGGAAATCCTCCAGATACAACATCAACAATTCCTCTCCAAGGTTTTCCATCAAAGGTTTGAACATCATCCCAAATTGGAAAACTCGGCAAAAGTCCATCATTTTGTCTTGCGCACAATATGCTTGCTGGATAGGCTTCCCATTCGACTGCGCAGACTGTTCGCCATCCAAGCAAATGTCCCCCAAGTATTCCTCCACCAGCACCTGCGAAAAGAGCCAACTCATTCATATATCCCCTATTTTAAATTCATCCATAAACCAGTTTGACCAATGGCATAACCAATCCATATTGTTGCGTTAGC